TGGCGCCCCTCCTGATCCAGATCCCCGGCATTGACCCGACCTGGCTGGCCAAGGAGGCGATCAAGCGCATGGACGACGGCGTGGATCTGACCGAGGCGGTCAAGGCGGCCATCCCGTCCATCGTCCAGCAGAACGCCCAGAAGCAGATGGGCCAGGCAGCCATGGCCGGTGATCCGGCAGCCATGGGTGGCGCGCCGATGCCCGGCCCTGAGGCCGCGGCGCCTGGAGCTCCTCCCGGCGGCAACGCCCAGGTGCCCAACATGCCGCAGCCGAAGATGTACGGGCTGCCGACTGCTGGCCCCCAATAAGGGGGAAGTGCGCGGATTGCAAAGCCACGGCTCCGACGAAAGATCGGAGTCGTGGATAATCCGACGCTAACTACGCCCGCCGAAGCCTCGTCCGCTCCGGCCACACCCGAACCGACCCAGGCTCCGGCCCAGGTCACGCAGTCTTCGACCCCCGATACCGGGACGGGGACGGAAACTGCACCGACGCTAAATGAAGGGACTGCCAGTTCGTCGCCGGCGGTCGACAAGGACGCTAAGAAGGAGAGCTTGCTTGATGTCGTGAAGACGGCGTTTGAAGCCAAGGATCCCGCGGACCCGTCCACCGCGAAGGTACAGTCGACTCCCGCACCGGGACAGCCTAACGATGCACCTGGCAAGGACAGCCAGGCGCAGAAGGACGGCTCCGAAGTGCAGTCCGACTTGCCGTTCCACAACCACCCCCGATGGAAGGAGATGATCGCCGAACGCGACACCCTCAAGCCGGCGGCTGAGCAGTACGGAAAGATCACCACATTCATGAAGACCAACGGCCTGACCCCTCAGGAAATGGCCGAAGGCATGACTGTGATGGCGCTGATGAAGACCAACCCCGCGGAAGCCTACAAGCAGCTGCAGGGGTATGTCCAGAACCTGGCCCGTTTCACGGGGGATGTACTTCCCCCGGAGATCAAGGACAAGCTGGACCAGGGCTACATCGATCCGGACTCCGCGAAGCGCCTCGCGCAGCTTGAGGCCGAGCGTGAGTTTTCATACGCCCGTCAGGTGGAAGAACAGCAGCGCATCCAGGCTGAGCAGGAGATGATCGCCCGCCAACAGGCGGCCGACAACTCCCAGCAGATGGTCGCCGCTGTCATGCGTTGGGAACAGGCTGAGCGGGCAAAGGACCCCGACTGGTCCCAAAAATACGAGATGGTGCAGGACCGGGTGAAGGCTCTCCTGACCCAGCAGCCGGCTCGCAATCCATCGGACGCTATCCAGATCGCACAACGCGCCCTGGCCGATGTGAACGCGCGCCTCAGGCCGCTGGCAGGGAGGACGATGCCGCTCAGGACCCCAGCCAGCTCTTTGTCGTCCGCTTCAACAACGCCGGCCCCCAGATCCCTTGAGGACCTGGTCCGGATGGGGCTGCAAAGCTCCTAAATCAAACACGAACCAGATACCACCATGGCCAACTCCTTCTCCACCCTCGACCACATCGTCGCCTCGGCGCTCGACTTCCATGTGAAGTCGGACGCCTTCAAGCAGACCATCCAGGAAAAGCCCCTGATCGGCGTCTTCACCAAGCGCCAGCAGACTTTCCCGGGCGGCAAGGGCGACATCTCCCTCCCGGTCTCCTTCCAGTCCGAGCTCCCCTCGATCTCCGGCTACGAAGGCGACGACCAGGTTTCCTACTCCAACCCGCAGAACACCCGCCGGGTGTTCTACCCCTGGAAGGAAATCCACGCCGGCATCTCCGTCACCCTCACCGAGCTCAAGATCGACGGCATCTCCGTCACTGACTCCGTGACTGGCGAGAACACCAGCAAGCACAGCGGCCGCGACGCCACTGTCCTGACCAACATCCTCAAGGCCAAGCTCGACGACATGACCGAAGGCTGGGCCCGCAGCTTCAACACGATGCTCTGGAAGGACGGCACGACCGACGCCAAGAAGGTCCCCGGCCTCTCCAGCTTCATCAAGCCCGGCCTCGCCATCACCGGCGGCACTGTGGACCTGAACGCTGTCGGCACCACCGGTGGCCTGTCCCGCGCGGCCAATCCGCTCTGGCGCAACCGGTCCGGCCAGTTCGGCTATGTCGCCGGCCAGACCAACATCATCGACGGCCTCCGCAAGGAGATCCGCCAGCTGAAGCGCTACGGCGGCAAGCCCACGACCATCCTGTGCGGTTCCGGCTTCCTGGAGCTGCTGGAGAAGGAGATCCACAACAAGGGCTTCTACTCCATGACGGGCTTCTCCAAGGGCACGAACACTGTCGGCATGGGCGCCACCGAGCTCCTGGGCGTCGGCGAGTTCGTCTACGACCCGACCCTGGACGATCTCCCCGGCTACGCTCCGACCCAGAACGGCGACGTCGACGGCGAGGAAGGCAACAACACCCGGACCAACTTCTGCTATCTCATCGATACCGATGCGATCCAGATGTATGTCATGGACGGCGAAGACAAGAAGACCCACAACCCGGCCCGCCCTGAGGACAAGTATGTCATCTACAAGGCGATGACCTGGACGGGCGGCATGGTGGCGAAGCAGCTCTCGGGTTGCGGCGTCTACCAGGCGATCGTCGACTAATCCGGATCAGGATGTCCTACACAAAGGGGGCCCTCAGGGCCCCCTTTCTTTTTGCTCAGCTAGCCCGCCCAGGCACGATCATCCAGGTATGCAAACCGCCATCGCTGAGATCCTGCTGAACGGGAATGTCCAACACACTGTCGTCCGGTCCGTCACCGCGGCCGAGGTGCCCCTGCTGCGCGAGGTCCATGGTTCCGACGCCGTCGTCAACGGCCAGGGGCTGGTCGTGACCAAGCGCACCCAGGCCGCCGAGATCGCCCGCCTGAAGGACGAATACGGCGCCCAGGTCTTCTCCAAGGTCTACGCCGGCACCTTCCCCAAGCTGCCGAGCACCTTTGAGGAAGTCGGCCTGGAGATCCAGAAATCCGAGACCAAGCCCGCCAAGAAGGCCGCGGCTGCCGAATAAGCCATGGCCCGGGGAACCAGCTTGCTGGCCCTACGCGACCAGCTGAAGGCCGAAATCGGGGCTTCCCCGAATGTGGCCATGGGCGTCAACACGATCGAGCAATTCGACAACCTGTTGCGCCGGACCCAGCAGCGCCTGTGGAACGACTTTGACTGGTCCTTCGGGATGATCGAGCGGGATGAGCCCCTGATCGCCGGGCAGCGGTACTACACCTTCGACAACGACATCGACTTCGACCGGATCGTCGAGGCTCATGTCAAATACGGCAGCATCTGGCACCCGATCGACTACGGCATCGGCCCGGCGCAGTACAACAACCATGACTCCGACGCCGGCGGCCACACCGAGCCGGTCGTCCGGTGGCGCCATTACGAGGGCAACCAGTTTGAAGTCTGGCCCGTCCCGACCACCAGCAGCCAGATCGTCCGGTTCAAGGCGGTCAAGAAGCTGGCGCCCCTGGTCAATTCGGCCGACATCGCCACCCTGGACGACACCCTGATCGTCCTGTACGCGGCCGCGGAGTACCTGGCGCGGACCAAGGCCGCGGACGCCACGGCCAAGCTGAGCCAGGCTCAGGCCCATTTCAACCGCCTCAAGGGCATGGGGCTCAAGACTGATCGCTTCATCTATGGCGGCGGCGTGGATCGCGCCGAGCGCCTTCGGATCGTTGGCGGTCGCTTCGTCCGGGACGACCGGCCCTACTGATGCCTTACATCGTCGTCGAAAGCTTCAAGGGCGGCCTGGACCGCCGGCGATCGGACCTGGTGTCCGCGCCCGGGATGCTGATCAAGGCCGAGAATGTCCATGTCACGCGCGGGGGCGAGATCGAGAAGCGCAAGGCCTTCGTCGCCGTGGACGCCGGCGTGGACGAGGAACACGAAAATCCTTTCGAGGGCACCTACGGGATGGAGTCGACCAGCGATGGCGTGACTGTATTCACGACCAGCTATCAAACAGTCGATTGGTACAACCCCAACAGATGGGCTCGTTTTATTTGGCTGAATATTGAACCTGAAATTAGTGAAACGCAGCCATCAAACCCTGGTTCTTTGTATGTCAGATTTCAGTACCAACACACCATCCACCAGGTCGACTGCCCTAATTTGTCCATTTCAGCGGCGCGCCTCCAGGTCCCGTCCGGATCTAATCAAGTCGATGTAAGCACGCAGCCTCCGGTCAATGGTCAGCTGATCAACTATGTGACGGCAAACCTTTGGAGGGACAATGAGCTGCTCGTTGTCTTTGAAGCAAGCAACACGATCAATCAGGCCAGGTCCATTGGTCTTAGTTTGAAAAGAATTCCACGGGGTGGGTATGTTTTTCTTAATTACACTCCAGGAACAGTTTATGGTGATTTCGGAAAATTCAAAGTAAACATCCCTTCGATCCCGGCCTGGCCTTCGCATCCTCCAACCATTGGGTGCCCAGTTGATCCAACCGGAACGGCTACATTTTCGGTAAGTCTTTTTCAGAACGGGCAGCCGTTCTTCAATGTAGGAAACTTGCAGAATGATCCTACGACGCACCTGACGATTATTTTCTACAAGGTAGATGGCGTCATCTTTAGCGCGACAAGGCAGTTTGATGTGCCCGATAAATTTGCTGGCAGAAAAAGCGTCAAAGAGCGCATTGAGTCGCGATACACCAACATCAAAGTCGTCGAGGTGGATCACCCGGATGGCGTCGCGCTGACCGGGATTGTCTTCTCGACTGTCTATGGCGGCAAGTCGTTCGTCCTGGCCAAATTCGCCAACGGGGATGTCCTGCCGTTCTATGACGGCAAGCTGGTCGGCGCCTTCACCGATGGCGTCTACCGCGAATACTACGGCGGCCTGTACCGGTTCATCGACAGCATCGCAGATCTGATGCGCGAGGGGTTCCAGACCGCCCAGGACAACTACGACCTGGACACCTCCAACAACGACCAGATCAGGCAGTATTCCGTATCGACCACCACGACTGTCGACGGGACCAGCATGACGATCACCGGCCCGGCCAATGTCGATTTCAAGGTGGATGCCTACATCGACAGCCCGTGCGCGTACACGATCGAGACGATCCAGAATTCGTCCGCCACGATCGCCGCCAAGACGGCCACGGCGTCCTTTGCGGTCGCCGCCGGCACCAGCGGGGCCGCCAGCACCGGCATCACCCTGCGCCGGCTCAACGGCTACGACGTCCCCCCGATTACCGGCATCTTCATTACGGAAGATCCCAACAACCCGAACCCGGAAGAAGACATTGAGATCACCGGGCTTGACCGGGTTTCGCCAGATCCGATCAACTGGCCCTACACCGGCCTGACCAGCGGTGACGCCTGGGACCCGAACCAGAAGCTTTGTTACGCGATCTCGTACATCATCAACACGAACACGATCAACACCGGCATCTCATCCAATTACGCCAATTATGGCGGCGGGTGGAACAGGAACGATCCGGCGACTTTCGGCATCAGCACGACATCCAAGATGGGCGCGCCGTTCAACGGGCGCGGCGTTTGGATTGAATTCAGCAGCGATGCCAACATTCAGCCGCCTCACCCGAAAATGTTTGAGCTGCTCAATACCAGCACTCTACGGGTCAGCCCCTACGATCCAACCAGGTTTGTCGCCCAGTTGACCGCATCTGGCTACGAAGGCGGCGGCCCCAATGGCGCCCTGATCAACGGCGTTCGCAATTCCGTGGACTCAATCGTGGCCAACAATGTCGAGCTGCTTTCGGACATTGACCCGTTGACGATGGGGACCGAAAAGCCGGACAAGTCCCAGTATTTCACGACCGGCGTCGAGCAGCTGGCGATCGACATCGTGGACAGCATCAACCACGGCTCAGGCACCCATAATTACAGCGCGACCCGCGATGGCGCCCGCGTGACGATCTCCGCTGCTGTTAGCGGCGAAGCCGGCAACAACAAGCCGATCAACATCCAGACATCCGGCAACATCATCCTGTCCGGCAAGACGGCGTTTTCAGGGGGCCGTGACAGCATCCCTGGCCAGCCCAAGATCATGCGGATCAACTTCACCGGCACCCCGAAGGTCGGGGACAAGTGCTGGGTCATGATCACCGATCCGGCTCGCCCTCAGACCCCCTACAAGTTCGGAGCGACCCGCATGGCCGGGAAGAAGGGCGTTTTTAACTTCACCTACAAGGGCAAGGAATACATCGGCATCGGATCTACCCTGTATTTCTCGTCCCTGAACAACCCGGTCAAGTGGGACACCTACGACAGCGGCTCCGGGTTCATCGACATGTCGAACAACTTTGGCGGCCGGGACGACCTGACCGGGGCCGGCGTCTACCAGAACAGCATCGCGGTATTCACCGAGCGCAACTGTCAGCTCTGGTTCTTCGACCCTGATCCGAACCAGAACAAGCAGCAGCAGATCCTGGACAACACCGGCTGCCTGGCGCCCAACAGCGTTGTCTCGGTCGGCGCTACCGATCTTTTCTACCTGTCCTACAACGGCGTCCGGTCGCTGCAATCGCGCGAGAGCACGGACGCGGCCTACGCCAACGACATCGGCTCCCCGATCGACGAGATCGTGATTTCCATCCTGGCCGGCCTGACGCCCGCGCAGCGCGCGGAAGCCAAGGCCCTGATCGAGCCGATCGACGGCCGGTACTGGATCAGCATCGGATCGCGCCTGTTCGTCCTGTCGTATTTCAAGGGGTCCAACATCCTGGCCTGGAGCGAGTATGTGCTTGGCTTCCAGGTCGATGAGATGGTCGCCTTCAAGGACAAGGTCTACCTCCGGGCCGGCAACAAGATCTACCTTTACGGGGGCAACAGCGGTTCCGAATACGACAGCTGCCCGGTCGTGGTCGAGCTCCCCTACCTGGACGCCAACAAGCCGGGGACATTCAAGTCCGTCAATGGCGTGGACATCACTTGCCAGGGCACCTGGAAGGTGTTCATGGGCTTCGACTACACCAACGCCAACGCGCGGGACGAGATCGCCACCTTCACCCAGCCGTCCTTCGCCCTGGGCAAGATCCCGGCGACCGGCATCGGCACCCACATCGGCGTCAGGCTGACCAGCGAACACCCGGGCTACTCCCGCCTGGCCAATGTCCTGGTCCACTATGACGATCTCCACTCCAAACATGAAGCTGGCTGAGATCTCACTGAAGCCCGTCCTCCATGTGGCGTCCAGGATGCGGGAAATGGACCGCCAGGAGATCTTCGCGACCCGGTGGAGTCACGACCCCCATGTGATCGCCGAGCTGATCGACAAGGCGAACCCGCCCGGCTTCGTGGCCCTGGCCGACGACGGCGAACCGGTCTGCGTCGTAGGCGCGCACGAGATGTGGCCCGGCGTTTTCTCGGTGTTCATGTTCGCCACCGACAGATGGAAGGAGGTTGCGTTCGACACGACCAAGGCCGTGAAGCGGATCCTCATCCCCGCCGTAATGTCGGACACATTCGTGCGCGGAGAGTGCAAGTCACTTTCCACCCACGAGGAAGCGCACCGGTGGCTTGAGGTGCTCGGCGCCTCCAAAGAGTCGGAGCACCCGTGCTACGGAAAAAACGGGGAGACATTTTTCACTTACAGCTGGACCAGACAACCGGCGAAAACAAACTGACCATCATGTGCTTCTCAAACTCCGGCCCCGACTACGGCGCGATGGCCCGCGCTGATGAAGCCGCGCGCCAGGCCCGCATCAAGCAGGGCATGGCTTCGATCGACAACACCTTCAAGCAATTCAACTCCGACTTCTACGATCGCCGGAAGGACGCCTTCACCGCGTCCACGATGCCCCAGCTGAACGATCAGTTCGACAAGACCAAGGAGCAGATGCAATTCAACCTGGCTCGATCCGGGCTGACCGACTCCAGCGTCCGAACCGCGAACGAAGGCGAGCTGCAGCGCCAGATGGATGTGAACAAGGCCGATGTCGCCGGCAAGGCCCTGGACTTCGCCAATCAGGCGCGCACCCAGGTCGAACAGAACCGGGCCGACTTGGTAGGCCAGCTGAACGCCACCGGCGACGCCCAGGCTGCCGCCCAGGGCGCCCTTTCGCGCGCCGCGATCGCAGCCAACCAGCCGTCCATCTCCCCGATCGGGATGATGTTCCAGAACACCACCGGGCTCTTGGGCCAGGCCAGCCAGGCCGGCGCCTACGATCGCCAGGCCCCTGGCCTCCGAGCCTACGGGCTTCCCATGAGATCTATCAGCCCTTCCAAGGAAAGGACTGTAGGAGGCTAACATGTGCGACTTCGCCACAGCTTCCCTGATCGCCACCGGCCTTGGAACGGCCGCCCAGGCCAAGGCTGCCTCCCAAACCCGCAAGGCCATGAACAATGTCCAGGCGGCCGAGAGCCTC